AATGTATGCCGTTTTTTAGAAGCTTCATATATATTTTTCTTTCATCTTTAGTCATTTAATACCACCTAGGTAACCGTTTTCTTTAAAAGTACTTATCCATATCATCTTTTTTAACTATAACTGGTGCTCCCCAGTGGGCTAGTTTTGTATAATAATATTGACTACTTACTTCCCAATCTTCCATATATACGATATATTTAAGGTTAAATCTCACTTCTGATTTAAATTCTATAATAGAGTTAACTGTCTCTTGTTGGTAGCTATTTATTTTTATTAGCTGATCTTTCATATTAATCCCATAATCCTACACTTCCAGAAGGGGAAGTTTTTATATAATCGTCATTATTACAAGTAATTACCCAATCCATTCTATCTGGGTCTCTTTTTAATATTTTCCAGATTCTCTTAAATATAGTTTTAATAAGATTAATCATTTAATACACCTATCTTCTATCTCTAGCTGGTCTAGCATATTCTGGTGGCTCTCTATGCTCACTACGTTCTCTATGCCTCAATATACAGTCCTCATACGCTTCACCTTGTAATCCATAACATATGTCAGGTTGCTGTACTGGAGCGTTGCTACAGCCAAATATGAAGCTAATAAGCCCTATTAGTATTAATACTTTCATTCTACCTCCGAATCTATATAAGCAAGTAAATACCCTTTTTTTAACATTTCTTTAGTTAATAGAGATTCAGCATAGCTTAATTGACATTGACGTAATGCTGTCATTTCACTAATCAAAAATTCTATATTTTGTTCTAATACCTCTAAATCACGTTGAGATAGCAGCTTTTCTGCATTTTCTAATGTTTGTTGTGATACTATCCCATCTATTTTAAGTTTGTTCATTCTAATTCCTTTTCTACAATGTTTACGTTTAATACACCTTCGTCGTTCAATAGCTCGAATTTACGATTATTTGCGTTACTTCTGAACCTATGAACCGAGTCTACACTCTGTCTAGTACCTTTGTCAACTACAACAACGAATACTTTAATCATCGTTCCTCCAGACACTTAGCCAGCCTTTTAACAGAAGCTATCTTATCTGAATCAGGTCTTACACACTTCATCATATCTTGTTGACAAGCTTTCTGGTGACGATCTACAACTGCTGGAACTACTGATCCAGAAGAAACCTGACAAGCTAAAATAATAATTTTAATAACTTCTAACATTAATACACCTATATTTTATATACAATATTACAGTCAATAAAAACAGTACCTTCTAGTATTGTTTTTCTATCCTTTACATTAGGGTGAATATATATCTCATCGAAACTATGTCCTCGTAAATAGTCTATATTTCCAAAAAATTGCACCATTTGGTTATCAAATGTATGAACTGTTAAGTTTCTTTTATCAAATCCTTTAAGGTTATTTTTAGAGTTTACAATTTTTTCATCAAAAGCCATTTTAGCCATTCTAATATTTGGGTATATCTCAACTCTTTTTGTCATATATTGAAATCCTTCTTCTAAACCTAAAATAACTGGTTGATTATATTTACTTTTTGACATAAATAAACCCATCTGAGCTAACTTTATGGTCTGGATACATGAATTTAGCCAGATCACTAGCATTTATTTTATCATATGCCCCTGAAATTGCGGTAAATAACAGATCTGCAAACCCTTCAGCCTCTTCTACTTCACTAAAATTAGCCATATTGCCAAAAAATGCACCATAATCACCTAAATCTTCCTCTGCTATATCAATTCCAGTATCTTCAAGTAAGTCTGCAAGCCTATCTGCGGCTTTTTTGTGGAAAATTTGAGCTTGTTTAGCTCTTTTTTCATGTAATCTATCCCATTCTTCCATCATATCCCTATGACTCTTCCACATACCTTCTATAGAGTCGTTAAAATTAGCCTCTAATCCGCCGATAGAGACACTTTCTACCTTATCCCCTATAGTCAGGTCTACTTTATTATCTGAAATGCTCTCAGAGCCTTTTACGGGCTTATCACTCATCCAGTTTCTCCTTTAAAATCTTAATCATTTCGTTCTTTTCGTCTAATTCTTGCTGCCACTGACCTTTTAAACGAGCAGCGAGTTTAATATTATGTAATTTATGTTCCTCACTTATCTCAGCTAAATATTCTTCTAAGTAAGTGATATCAGTTTTAATAAATTTTCTAAATTCGGGACTATTACCCATATAATACCCAAGCCAATCGACCATTTGATCTATAATCTCCTGACATTTCTTGGCTCTAGGTGGTATTCTCACTAAATATCCTTAACTATATAATAATTCTCAGTTTCTCCAAGAACTTCTAGCATAAATTTAGCTAGATCTGTTTTTTTAACTGTCTTTAACATAAAAGTTCCATTTCCAGATTCTACAGTAATTCTATCTAATGAAATCTCGTAACCACTTGTATCTGCGTAAACTACTCCGTTCTCTGTGTCTTTAAAGCTTAAAAAATCCAAATTCTTATTCCTTTCATCTAGCCGAACAATCAAAGTATTTAGCCTCCCTCTCCTCACTAGAGGGTTTGGATATTTACCCATTATTGCCCTTCTTGTTAATATTAAGAACCACCATCTTAGCTCTAATCTCTTTATTGTTTATTTCATATTTAGTAGAGGTTGTCAAGTCCTCTGCAAGTTTTTTTGCAAGAGATTCTTTAATAAAGTCCATAAAATCTGAATCGAAGACTCCCGGATTTAATACACTTTGGCGGGTCTCAACCGTATGTAAATACCTGTTTACCCATTCTTCCATAGCTTCTCTACGTCTTCTCCAGCCAACTTTATCTGGCGTAGAATCCATATCGCATATCAACATAAGTTCTTCAATTGCTTGAATTTTCATTCTACACCTCTTAATTTTCTAAATTTTTGTTTGGCTAACTCGCTTTTAGCTATGAATATTCTACTATCATCGTATACATATAAGACATCATCCCAACATAAGAACATGGATAAGTCACTTAAATTTATAGCAGCAAAATGAGTTTCATATAAATCCATATCAAAATTTAATTGCCATAGTTGCAAATCCAACTGGTTAGATATGAATCTTTCAAAATCTGATGCCATTAACCAGTATCTTTTACTGTCAAAACATAATGCAAGACTTTCTAAAACTTCCCAAAGGTTAAGTTTTCTGACATATTCAGGTTCAAATATCTGATTGTGGGAATAATCTGGGAATATCCACCTTGGAACAGTTACTTTTACCTCTTTGTCGTTACGATTATCCGTCACCTTCCTGAGATTCTTAATGTTAAAATACGTGCGATCTAATATATCTGTCACCCTTTTTTAATGTATTATATATTTTAATACGAATCTCGGACTGTCTGGTATTCGTACTATCTTAATCTTCACCCTCGTCTTCAAATGGGTCAAAATCATACCCATCGTCACCGAAAAGGTCTATGACTTGGTAAGCTCTTTCAAGAGCCTGACCTAGATGTTCAGCCACGAATTTAACGTGATCTTCGTCAAAGGTCATAATCATAGGAACCTGAGGCACAACAACTTGTCCAACAGGCTCCACAGATTTATTATATCTATTTCCCCGCTTACCCATAATTAAATGTAGCAGCATATATAATAATCCGTCAAGTAAAAAATTACATTTGACAAAATTTATTTTACAGGTAGTATTAGTACTAACTATGATCGGAGACCGTAAAAAAGGTTAAGACCGAAGGGAAGCGTGAGGAAAGTCGCTTACTAGATCGCCGACACTCAGAAGGCACTAGCGGAAGGCTCTCATCATAGGGATACAATGGGGCTAATAACCTGCCGCCTTTATTCTATAACTCAAGTAAGAATACTGGCTTTTCAATAACTTCTTTACATATAAAGGGTAGTGGAAAGCTATGCAAATTTGTAACTTATTGTAATTATTCAATTATCGTATTTTTCTGTACATAACATCATAAAATTTAACAACTATATATTGGATGCAGTACTTTGCATCTACATGGAGTAATAATGGAAGATAAAAAAAGTAGATTACTAAAATTACTAGATGACGCTACTGGAGTATATGATACTGGTAAAATGTCGGTTGATGAATCAGTATTACCATCTCCTGATAAATATGATGATATTCTTAAAAAAGCTGTAGCTGATCAAAAACTAACTGGTATACCTGTTGCTGATGCTAGAATCGCAGACACTGCTGGTTTGTCTAGAATGGCTCAACCAATGGAAAAAGATATGCTTAGAAAAGCTAAACTTGATCCTGAAGGTTCTAGAATGATATCTAAAGCTGAAAAAGAAATGCTAGACAAAAAGTCTGGTATAATGGATAAGTTAGAAAGGAAAGCCACAGGATCTAGAATGGCTTCTCAATTAGAGCTAGATAAATTAGGTAAATCTAGAATGGCAGATAGCGTTGAGATGGGAGCTTTAAGGAAGATAGCTGGAAAGTTCGGTAAAGGACTAGGAAGAAAAGCTGCTGGATTAGCTATTGGTGGACCTTTAATGTTAGCTTCAGAAATGGCAGATGCTTCAGAAATAGGAATCTCTCCTAGAGATGAAATTATAGAATCTACTGAATACTCCCCAGAAGAAAAGAAAGCCTTATTAAGAGGCTTAGATATGAAGATGAAACTTAGAGGAGAATCTGGAGATGTCTCTGAAGATCCTGCAGTACTTAGAGCTAAAGAAATTGGAAGAAGGTTACAAGAAGAATCTAATAACCAAATGAATGAAGATAAGGCTACTGCTAAATTTATGGAAAGAGTGTCTCCTGAAGATAGAGTAAAAATACTACAAGATATGAGAAGAAGAGGATTAAAATAATAATGTCAGCACTAGATGTTAAAGCTATTAGCCCTATGCTGAAGAAGATCCAAGAAGGATCTGATAAACAAACTAAAACAGAAAAAAGGAAGAAATTCTCTAGAATTAGAGAAGCAATTAACAGACAAGCAAAACCTAATAACAAGAAGTAGAATCATACCCATACTGGATTGATTTGATATTTCTTTATAAAAAGGATATTTATGAATAAATTTATCGAAGCACTACCATTTGTGCTACTATTGGTACTTGTACCATTCTTTTACTACGGTTCCCCAAACATTGCTCAATCAATTATTGTATTCGCAATCTCAGGATTATGTGGATATAGATACTATTTGATGTACAAAGAGCAACCAGACTACACTAGAATTTTCCACGATGAAATTGTTAAGATGCAAAAAGAGATTCTTAAGATCAATGAGTCTTACGGTAAGCTTACTATTAATGATATTAACAAGAAACGTGAAGAAAGTAAATTCGTATTTTAGGTAGTATATGGATGATTTAATTAATATTGAATTAGAGTTAGAACTTAAGGCTCTAAGAAAAGAAATAGACCAACTTAAGAAAGAGAATCAAAATCTTAGAGATGTTATTGTAGCTAATGATCTTAATGATGAGATTGGCATTGAGAAGGTTATTAGTCCAGAAGAAGAGATATGCTTATTAGGTATTGAGCAGATTCTAGAGGCAGTAAAACATAAGATTCACACAAAAATTGACATACAAAATTATGATATACTCCACAGACATTTAAGAATGATAAGAGGACAAAAAGATACTGACAAAAAAAGTAGCAAAAAAGTTACAGCTCAAGAACTTTTAAAAATAGTAGAAGGGGATAAAAAGTGATATGTAGGAAATGTAAAAAAGATAAGGAACATAATTTAGATAATTTTTACAAAAGATCTACTGGTAAACTGGATACTATATGTAAAGTATGTGTTAAGAACAGAACTCAGGAGTGGGCTAGAAAAAAAGGAGTACCTCCCAGAAAAAAAGTTAGCGAGGAGCATAAACTTAAAGTAGCAAAAGAATGTAGAAAAAGATATTACTTAAAAAAAGGAAAAGAAAACCAAAGAAGATGGAAATATGAAAATCCTGAAAAAGTAAAAGAGTATTCTAAAAAGTTTAGAGAGAATAATAAACATAAAATAGCTTTAAACTCTAGAAATAGAAAAAATAGAACAACAAACAGTAAATTAGCTAAACAGTTTAATTTAGAGTTAAAAGAGGTTTACGACAAGTGCCAAGATATGTGTGAAAAATTTAAAGGTAATTTCCAAGTAGACCACATAATACCTTTAAACAACAAAAATGTCTGTGGACTACACGTCCCGTGGAATCTTCAGATTATATTCAAATCTTTAAATTGTAAAAAAAGTAACAAATTCGATGGAACTTCAGAAAATGAAGGGTGGTGTTTAGATGGCTAAGAAGTCCAAAAAGCAGATGTCAAAAGAAGAAGCTCAGGCTAAACTATGGGAAATGGGAGAGTTGAGTTGGCTACTTACAGACGTTCAAAAGGACATGAAAAATAGCGTATTTAACGATACTACTCGTACTAGTGTTATAGTATGTAGTCGAAGGTTAGGTAAGACTTGGCTTATGGTTACATTAGCTCTTGAGCAATGTCTAAGTAAACCTAATTCTATCGTAAAGTTCTTACTTCCAAAACAGAAGGATGCTAAGACTATTATACAACCTCTTATGAGAGAGATTACCGAAACTTGTCCAGCAGAGCTTAGACCTGATTACAGTACGCAAGATAAGATATATAGATTCCATAACGGATCTGAAATACATCTAGGTGGATCTGATTTATCTGCAGAATCTTTAAGGGGAACTAGAGCAGATCTGGTTTTGATTGATGAGGCAGGTTTCGTAAACGATTTACTATATACCATTAGGTCTATTTTATCACCTACTATCCGTACAACTAGAGGTAGGATGATACTAGCATCTACTCCATCTAGAGACCCTCAACATGAGTTTATTCAGCACTTTATGAATCCATATAAAGCTTCTGGAAGGTTAAGGATTTATGATATATACCAAAACCCTAACTTTACTCCTGATATTATAGAAGAGATTATTGAAGAATATCCTAGAGGTAAAGAAGATCCAGATTTTAGGCGTGAGTACCTTTGTCAGGTATTTGTAGACGAGGAAACTACTATATGTCCTGAGTTTTCAATGAATAAGGGTAATATTATATTTGATGATGAAACTGCACCAGAATTACCTGATTTCAGGGATTTTTATGTAGGAATGGATATTGGTCACAAAGATTTAACAGTGGCTTTATTTGGCTATTATGATTTTAAAAATGCTACGTTAGTTATAATAGATGAACTGGTAATGAACGGCCCTACTATGACCACACAAGATCTGGTAGAAGGTATCATAGCTAAAGAAAAAATAAGGTTTTATGACGAAAAAACAAAGGAACAACACAAAGCTTATTTAAGAGTTATGGACGTTAATTTGGGCCTTCAGCAAGACCTTAAGTTACTTCACGATTTGAACTTTATTACATCTAGAAAAGATGGAAAACAAGGTGCAATTAATGAGATGAGAATGTGGGTAGCAAAAGGGAGAGTTAAAATCCATGAAAGATGTAAGCATTTAATATACCATTTAGAATATGGTCAGTGGAATGATAAACGTACTGATTTCAAGAGGATGCCAGATACTCCAGATAAATCTGTAAGAGGGGGTCACGTTGATGGTATTCCTGCTCTTTATTATCTTATTAGAAATGTACAGACATCTAAGAACCCATTTCCGTTTGGTTATGGTCTAAGTATTAATGAAAATACATTTATGTCACCTAAATTCAAGCATAAAAACGTATCGGAAGCTACTGATTTCTTTAGAAAAGTGCTAAATCTTAAGAAAAAATAATACATTATTAGGAAAATTTAACAACTATATATAGAAGTACTAAAAAGGGACTAACTATGGAAAGATATTTCGCAGCAGAAGACGCTGAAAAAGCGGTTGAGACTTTAATGGGTAAATCTCAGCACTGGTTTAAAGGTGTTATGGATACCGATTATATTGACAAGATTAAAAGATCTTGGAGATCTTATTATGGTCAGTATTACGATAGAGGTCATTTCTTATCTTCTGGTGGAGAACAAGGAGAGTTAGTTAACCTAGCAGTAAATCATTATAGAAACTTAGCTAGACATATTCACGTTATGGTAACAAGTACACGACCTAGCTTTCAATGTAGAGCTATCAATACTGATAGAAAATCATTGCTACAGGCTGAACTCGGAAACGGACTTCTAGATTATTATATGCGTGAAATGAAGCTAGAAACCATCATAAAGAAAGCCGTTGAGTACGCCATTGTTCTGGGGTCAGGATATATAAAGTTAGAGTGGAATAGTACCAGAGGCAAGATTTATGATTATGTTGATATTGATGAAGATGAAATCTTTGACTATGACGAAAATGGTGAACCTTTAGGAGAAAAAGGTGAGGCGTTAAAACCTTTCCCTATCTATGAAGGAGATGTAGAGTTTAGTCTATTATCTCCATTTGACGTAGTTTTTGATGTTACAAAAGAAGATTACATGAAGAACGATTGGGTTCTATGTAGGACTTTTATTAATAAATTTGATCTTGCAGCAAAGTATCCAGAGTTAGCTGAAAATCTAATTAACCAAGATACAAAAGACAAGAAAGAAAAAAGAGCTAGAAGAGTTTTAGCTAATCCTATTGAACAAACAGAAGATATTGCAGTATATGAATTTTTTCATAAAAGAACGGAATCTATGCCAAATGGAAGGTATATTTTATACGCCGATTCAGATACTATCATGGAAGATACCGTAATGCCTTATAGAGACTTGCCAGTGCATCGAATTACTCCAAGTGAAATAATGGGTACTCCTTATGGTTACACAGACATGTTCGACTTACTCCCATTACAAGATATGCTTAATAGTCTCTATTCTACGGCAGCTACAAACGTAAATGCTTTTGGTGTTATTAATATTCTTAACCCAAGAGGTAACGGTGTTTCTGTAGAGCAAGTATCTGAAGGAATGAACTTTATTGAGTATGAACAGGCTTTAGGTAAACCTGAGCCATTAGATTTAGTAAAGACATCTCCAGAAGTTTATCAGCTTATGCAGATTATTGAGAAGACAATGGAAACATTATCAGGTGTTAACTCTGTAGCTAGAGGTAATCCTGAACAATCATTACGTTCTGGTAACGCATTAGCACTAGTACAATCGCAAGCATTACAGTTCGTATCAGGACTTCAACAGTCTTATATTCAACTACTAGAAAGCGTTGGTACAGGTCTTATTAATCTACTAAAAGACTTTGCTAATGTTCCAAGAATTGCTGCCATTTCCGGGCTAAATAACTCAACAGAAATGAGAGAGTTTAAGTCTGATGATATTAAATCAATTAACAGAGTTGTTGTAGATGTAGGTAACGCATTAATGCAAACTACTGCTGGTCGTGCTCAAGTAGCAGAAAACTTACTACAGATGGGACTTATTGATAGTCCAGAGAAATATTTAATGGTTATGAATACTGGTAATCTTGATTACTTAACTGAAGGTAAGATGGATGAGATGATGACTATTAAAGGTGAGAACGAAGCTATGATTAGAGGAGAAGAAGTTATTGCTATTTTCTCTGACCAACACGCTTTACATATTAAAGAGCACAGGTCAGTACTTGCTGACTACACTCTTAGGAGAGATCCAGAGTTAGTTCAATCAGTACTAGATCATATCCAAGAACACATTAACTTATTACAAACAACTGATCCTAATATACTATCAATTGTTGGTGAACAACCGTTAGCTCCACCTCCGCAACAACCGGGTGCTGGACAACCGGGAGTTCCTAATCCACAACAACCAGCAGGTACTAACATGCCTCAAGGTGGACCAGCTCAAATGATGGACCCTAATATGGGACCACAGAACTTACCACAACCTGCTCAACCAGCAGGAGTAAGCGATGGTACATTACCTCCTCAACCTACTAATCCTGCGGAGATGATGGCTAAAAATACAGGCGGTCAGTAATGAGTGGTAATAGAATTAGATATATTAACCATCCAGTAAAGGAAGATTGTTTAATTTCTTTAAATGAGTATGTTTCTAAAAGTACAGGAGCTAGATATAAAATAGTTCTTAACACTAAAGAAATGTGGTTTGGTATAAGAAATGAAAGAAATAAAGAATTTAGTTTTAAAAGTAAAAGTTACGGTAATATGAATGTTTTAAAAAGAAACGCTAGATCTAAGTTAGAATCTTTTGGTGTTAACTTATCAAGAGAGAGCAGAGATCGTACCTTTGGGCTTTGTAAGGAAGGTTACACGCAAAAAATTCACGAAAATAATAACTAACTCCTACCATAAAGGCGGAGTAACTAATCATATAAAAACTGATTAAGGAGAAACAAATGAGTGAAGAAAACACAGCAGTTGAGACTGTTGAAGAGTCAACGTCTGCAGAAGAATCTGTAGAATCAAATGAAGAATCACAAGAAATTGAAGCAAGTAGCGAAGAGTCTAGCGAGTCTAGTTCAGAAGGTGTACAAGCTGAAACTGAAGAAGAACTTCAAGCTGAAGTAGAGCAAGCTATCGAAGAAGGTGCTACTGAAGAAGAAGTTAAGGAAATGATCAGAGAATTTACTCTTAAAGTTAATGGTAAAGAGTATAAGCGTAAGATCGACCTTAGCGATGAAGATACACTTCAAAAAGAGCTTCAGATGGCTTTAGCTGGTCGTCAGGCTATGCAACGTAGTGCAGAACTTGAGAAGGCTTACAGAAACGATATTGATAGGCTTAAAACTGATACAGCATCAGTACTTCAAGAGCTGGATATTGATCCTGTTGAATTTGCTGCTAGAGTTATTGAGAATCATTTAGCTGAAAGTGCTAAAAGTCCTGAAGAACAAGAACAAGAGAGAATTGCTTCTGAAATCCAAAGAATGAGAGAAGAAAACGAAAGGCTTAGAAAAGAAGCTGAAGATAGAACTAGACAAGCTGAAATGGCTAAAGTTGAGAAAGAGATCGAAACTGACATTTTGGGTGCTCTAGAAGGTGATCCTGAGCTTCCAGCTAACCCTGAGGTTATCGCAATGGTTGCTGATAATATGCTTTGGGCTATGCAAAATGGTTGGGAAGATGTATCTGCTGCAGATGTACTACCAACTGTAAAAGCTGAGTTACAGAATAAGTTCAGATCTATTGCTGGTTCTTTAAAGTCAAATGCTGCTCTTAAAGCTCTTTTAGGTGATGATATTCTTAATAATCTAAGAGAAGAGAGAGTACAACAGGCTAAACAACAGGTTAAAACCCTAAATAACATCAAATCTACTCCAAAGCAGGAAGAATCTAAACAAGAACCTGTTAAAAAGATTAGTTTGAAAGATTTTATGGGAATGTAGTCATTAAAAATGACGTTGTAGTATACTGAAATTATTAGAATATTGAATTTTTTTCAATAAAAATCCATTAGTTGTAGAAAAATTTAACAACTATATTAACGAGGAAGTCCCTCTAGCTTACAATTGTAGGCTTATGTCGGCTTCTTGAACCATCTTCATACCCGAAAGGATTGAGGCTCTGTAGTAAAGAATACCTATTAAGACTGAAGTTGTCAAGTGAAAAGTGGATAGAATCGAACTTTTTTAATCATAAAATCGTAAGATTTTAACATTTTTTATTTAATTTTAAGGAGTTATAAAATGGCAAACGAAGTAAGTACGTTAAACGGTCTTTTTAAGGAAAGATACGCTGACAAAGTAAAACAATTAGTACCTGATCATGTTAAACTTTACAATGCTGTAAAATTTGACACATCTAAAAAAGTTGGTGATAGCTACAATGAACCAGTTATCCTTTCTTTAGAGTCAGGATTCACTTATGGTGGAGAAGATGGATCTCTTTTCGACCTTAATGATGTTAAAGAATTCAAAATGAGAAAAGCTTCTATCAAAGCTAGAGAATTAGTATTAAGATCTGCTATCTCTATCGGTGCTCTTTCTCGTTCAGGTTCTGACAAGCAATCAATCGAAAAAGCAATGGACCTTATGGTTGGTAACATGCTTAAGTCTGTTTACCACAGATTAGAAGTTCAGATGTTCTACGGACAGTCTGGAATTGGTGTTGTTAAGACTGATATCACTGGTGGTGCTCCATCTGAAGCAGTTGAAATTCAAGACGCTGAATGGGCTGCTGGTATCTGGAATGGTACAACTAACGCTGCTGTTGAAGTATTTAGAGCTGGTTCTCTAGTTGCTGAGTATGAAATCGTTGGATACTCTCTTGCTGATAAAACTGTTTCTCTTAAAAAATCTGCTGGTAACTTAGGTGCTGCTGAAATCGCTGAAGATGATGTTATCTACTTTAAAGGTGCAGCTACTGATACTGCTAAAAACGAATTCTTAGGTGTTCACGGAATCGCTTCTGAAACAACTTCTCTTTTTGGCATCTCTAACGCTTCTGAGCCTCTTTTCCAAGGGTCTATCGTAGAAGTTGGTACTGATGCTACAACTAACGCTGCTGTTCTTTCTTTCGCTAAAATCGAAGAAGGTATTGCTGCAATGGTTGAGAAAGGATTAATGGAAGAAGAAGTTTCTTGTTATGTTAACCCTAAGCAATGGAACTCTCTATTAACTGAAATCGACGCTAAGAGACAATATGATAGTTCTTACTCTCCAGCTAAACAAGAGAATGGATCAAGAGAAATCATGTTCCACGGACAAAATGGTTCAATTAAAGTTATTGCTTCTACATTCGTAAAAGAAGGATTCTCTTACTTAATTTGTGAGAAAGACCTTAAGAGAATTGGTTCTGAAGAAGTTACTTTCAAAAGACCAGATGGTGAAGAGTACTTAGAGCTTCTTGAAGGTAAGCATGGTATCGAAATGAGATGTTACACTGATCAAGCATTATTTACTGCTAGACCAGCATCTCTTTGTATCCTAAAGAATATCAAAGTAGCTTAATTCTAAGCAACCTAAAATACAGGGAGGTGCAATACCTCCCTTTTTTTTTATGTTAACATATTGTTATCATTAGGAAATCCGAAATAATTCCGTTTATGGTTGGAAAATTTAACAACTATATATAGGGGATTATGTCCTTTCTAGAGGGGTTATTAATGTCATCAAAAAAATTACAAGTAGGTAACGATATATTCGACTACCCTATAACTGGTAGCTCTAATTACGGAGAAGAAGCCACAGGTTGGGCTGACGCTATTACAGAAGCTGCTAAAGAAATCAAGGGACCGGGAGATATATCTACTACCGAAACCATACTAGTTGGATTGGATGGGTTCGTATCTGGACTTCAATTCGACACATCATTTGTTCAAAGAATATCAGTAACAGGAATTATTACAAGAGAATATACATTAGCTTCTGGTAAATCTAGAGAGGTAGAGTCCTTTGTTATAGAGGGGGCTTATAACGGTCTTGAGTTTAATATTACTCAGGAATTCTCAGGAGATGATACAGAAGTAGAATTTTACGTTGTTGGTGGACAGTTTAAGTTCACATCAGCAGACGTAGTAGATACATTAGAATTAAAAATAAAGTTCTCAGCTAAAGCAGTTATTGACGAAGAGGCTTTATAATATAAAAACTTTAGTAGCTAACCAATAGGTTAGAAACCGGACTTCGTGAATCGAATAAGGGGATTTAAAGGGAGAATAAAATGACGATTAAGAGAAGAAAATTTATTGAAGGGATCAGACTTAAAGGATCTACCAATGCTACAGCAGCAGAAGGTGAATTAAGATTAGACCCATCGGCACTTAAATTTAAAGCATACGTTGACGGTGCTGAGAGATCTATCGTAACTGAAGATCAAGCTCAAACATTAGAAAATAAAACAATTGATGCAGACAACAATACAATTTCAAATATAGAAACAGATAACTTAAAAGCTGGGGTTCTAATAACCGATATAAGCACAGCTACTTCCGATACTGAACTTCCTTCAGCATTAGCCGTTAAAACTGCTTTAGAAGGACAAAACGAAGCTTCTGAGATCACTTTTGACGATACTAACCCTAATGTAACCGGAACAAATGTTCAAGACGCTGTTGATGATGTAGCTAACTCTGCTGCTGCTAACGCTACTGGTATTTCTGACCACCTAGCAGATGTTACAGACGCTCATACGGCTTCTGCAATCACTAACGTACCTTCTGGTAACTTAGTTGCTACGGACGTTCAGGGAGCCTTAGATGAGCTACAAACTGAAATGGACGGAAGACCGACTGTTTCAGAAACTTTACAAAACAAAACATTAGATTCAACAAATACGATCTCTGGATCTATTGAGACTCCTACGAGATCTGATGTAAAACAAGATACTGAAGCTAACTTAATTACATATGCTAGTACTGCTGATGATGGTCAGATCGTATTTGCAACTGATACTCAAAAAATGTATCAGATTATTGATAACGCACTTGAGCCAATAGGCGGAGGAGGGTCTACTTCTTTCGAGATTAGTCAAGCTTCTCACGGATTTGCTGTTGGTGATGGTATCTATCACAATGGTACTACTTGGGTTAAAGCTCAAGCAAATGATGCTGCTACACTAGCTTATTATGTAGTAATTGAAGTTGTTGATGCAAATACATTTGTTGCGGCTGACTTTGGAAGAATTGAAGCAACAGCTCACGGATATACGATTGGACAATACTATTTCTTATCTGAAGCTACTCCGGGACTAGCAACAACTACTGAACCGGGATCGGGATTCTCGAACCCATTATTTTATGTTGAAGACGCTAACACATTACAGGTTAAAGTTTATAGACCTAATGCTGTTGGTGATAATATTCTATTAGACGAACTTTCTGATATTTCTGTTCCAGCCCCTACTGATGGACAAGCATTAATTTATGATAATGGAAACTCAAGATGGGAAGCTAAAGATATCGCACCAGTTACAACAGCTACTGCTGTTACTTATGATAATAGTTCAAGTGGTCTTACAGCTACAGATGTACAAGAAGCTATTGACGAAGTTGAAGAAAGATTAGACACAGTAGAGAGTAATCCAAATAATAACATAACTGCTTTAGATATTGATTGGAGTTTAGAAGGAGTATATTATAAAAGTATATCTGCTGCTACAACATTTACATTTTCAAATGACTCTGACGGTCAAACAATATTAATAATTATAGAAAATACAGATGTCAGTGCTCAGGCTATAACTTGGCCAGCAGGAGTTAAAACAGATCCTAATTATGATGGGAATGTAGAACCAAGTACAGAATCTATATTTACTTTAGTTAAGTCTAATGGTAGTATATACATTGCAGAAGTTAAGGAGCTTAGTTAATGAAAGTATTTCCATTTTCAATGGTAAATAAAAAAGCAGGTGAAAGCTGTCCAGTTTGGTTTACTGGTGCTGACGGTGATTTAGTTATCACTAACGGTCAGACTGTTAATTTAACTGCACCTTTTTCTAAACACTATACATCTGTAGATATTCAGGCAGGTGGTACACTTAACATATCTGGTGATGGAGATCTTGCTCAGATACTTGTATGCGGTACTTGTACTATCAACGGTACTATCCAATACAGAGCTACTGAAAGAAATGGGTACTCTTATTCTGGAACTGCTGTATCAGGCACGGCTTACTCACATACAGCTACTCAACGCTTAGGCGGTACAGGCGGTAACGGTGGGTATACTGCACTTGCTGAGAGAGGCATAGGTGGGTCTGGTACGAATGGTTACGGCGGCGGTGGCGGCGGTGGCGGTAGTAATGGTCTAAAAGGCGGTAACGGCGGAGCGAATAATGGGAACGGTTCTGCTGGTGTGGGTGCCGGAGGGTCTGGCGGATCTGGAAATGTAACAAATGCTGCTGGTAGTAATGGTGGTAACGGTAGTTCTACTGTCGGCGGTAACGGTGGTTCCGGTGGTGGATCTGGTGGAGGCGGTGGTGCCTACTACAATTCAGGTGGTAAAATTATTACTATATCTGCCTCAAGTGGTGGTGGCGGCGGCGGTCACAAGGGGCTTCATGGCGGCATGGTTTACATATACTCTACTACAGGAATAATTGGTACTGGTTCTATAGATGTATCTGGAACAAATGGCTTTAACGCAGGTAATGGCGGTACAGCATTTAGTCAAGGAGGAACGCCCAGTTCTGGTGGAGGCGGCGGCGGCGGTGCTGGTGGATCAGGTGGTAAGGTCATTGTAGAATCTCCTAGCTATGCTTTCTCTACTTCTATATCAGGCGGTTCCGGAGGCTCCGGAGGTTCAGGTGGAGCAGGTGCAGGTGGTACAAGAACTGGTTTAGTCGGTGGCGCAGGTCAGTCTGGGTTAACTGGAACATTACAGGTGGTATAATATGAGTAGATTAGGTTCAAGCTTAGACGCAATTTTTTGTGACAAGATGAAGGGAAAAGTAGATCCGAATACTGAGTACACTACAGATAGCTTAATTGATTTAGTTAGAGATGATTTGGATTTTAAGTTCGAGGATTTTGTTGCTTGGCTCTTTGGAGGGGCTGATTGGATAGGCGATGCTACTAAGGAAGCTATGGTAATATCTAAAATTAATGAGTTCATAACAAATACTCCAAGCCCTCTTGCAGCAAAGACAGGCGAAGATCCTATGGGAGCTGTTATCTCTTGTACAAGTGATATGTGTAAAAATAATTTTTATATGCACTATGGCTTTGGAACAGAGGCTCAACAAGAAACTTACAAGCAGGCTCTTTGTGATTTATTTCATTCTTAGTTTTTTTATAGGTGCGTACATGATGAGTGTGCATCACGAAGCTATACATAAGAAAAACAAAGTATATTGGATAACTTCAATATTAACATGTGGATGGTATTTAAAACCTTTCCATAAAATACACCATGATGAATTTTTAGAAAATGTTGACGATTTTTCATGGGCAAGAACAAATGAAAGTTTTTATAAGTTTTTTTACAGAACACATTTAAAAAGAAGGTTATTAGCAGGGTGGAAATCTATAACTTTAGACATATTGACTTTTATTGTTATGACATATTTTTTTGATTGGTATTATGTAGTGATGATAATAGGATTTACCTTTCATTGGGAACTATTTGAGTATTGGTCACATTACTCACTTAAAGAAAGGACTAATAACAAATACTGGTGGTCTTGGAATGTTGTTGGTAAAATATTTAATACCTTAACATTAGGAGTAGGATTACATTCTAAACATCATACATACGGAGAAGGTTATTTTCCAACCGTATATAGTAATAATTTATATGAAGCTTATTTACCATTACTGCCAAATAAATTTTATCCTTATATGGAAAAACAAATTAAACTAAACAAGGAAAGAGGTATATTATGAGTTTTAGCTCAAGAAAAACGGCTCCAAACAATGTAAACTTGGACGAGTCTCAAACATTACAAAATAAAACCTTAGATGGATCAACAGTAATCCAAGATGGAGCTACAATTACAACTCCTGCAATTATTGATCCTTCTAGATCTGATGTTAAGAAAGATACTCTAGCTAATCTTCAAACTTACGCTAGTACAGCTTCTAACGGTCAATTAGTTTACGCTACTGACTCTAAGAAGATGTTTCAAGTTCTTGACGGAGCTTTAGCTGAAGTTGGCGGTGGATCTGCTGGTATTAATTACATCCTTAATCCAGATGCTGAAGTAAATGCTGATGGTTGGAGTAACTATGCAAATACAACTCCGGGTGAATTACCAGATGATTTTGGTGGGTCTTTAGCAATATTCTGGACAGGAATTGCCGTAAACTCATCTAATCCATTAAGAGGATCTAAATCTTTTGTATTTGGTGGAGATGATCAACTAGGTACTGAAGATATGCAAGGTCATGGTGTTTATTATGACTTTAATATTGATGCTGCAGATAAAGCTAAGAAACTTACAATATCTTTTGACTATTTAATTGATGATAGTTCATTAACTGCCGCTGATGATGAATTCTTTAGAGTATATGTTTATGATATTACTAATGATAAGTTAATTAGAGTTAATGGTGAGAATATTAAACTTAACGCTAATTCAAATACACACATTGCACAATTCCAAACTGCTGCAGATTCTACTAGTTATAGATTAGTTATTCATCAAGCTAAAGCAATGAATGTTAATGATTCTTACCAGTTTAAATTAGATAATGTTCAAGTTGGTCCGAGAGAGGTCGTAAAAGGCGCAGCCATGACTGATTGGAAAGAGTTTACGGTAATAAATGACAACACCAATGTTACTTATAGTTCGTTAACAGGTCTTTATAAAAGGGTTGGGGATACCGCTCACATTAGGGTTAAGGGGGTATATAGTTCAGGAAGCGGTGCATTTAGAATTGATATATCTAATATAGGAAATGTAGATTTAAGCAAGTATCCCAATAATCAAAGTTTCTTTTATTCTAGTGTTCATTACAACGATACCAGTGCGAATACTTATTATGGTGGCGGTGCATACGTTCCATCTGGTAATGTATTTTGGGGTTTTTCTGAAGGGTCAGATGCTTGGGATACTGCTAACCCTGTAGCTTCTGGTTCTGGGGATAATATAACATGGGACATAAGAGTACCTATCGTCGGTTGGTCGAGCAATGCTGTAACCAGCGAGGATCTTGGTGGAAGGGAAGTAGTTGTTCAGGCATATGGTAACTCGGCACAGGTATTAACTGGCAACACAACTAATATACCATTTGGCACTACTGAAATTGAGGATACAACTTCTTCTTGGGATGGTGATCAATTCACTTGTCCTGAAACTGGTTACTATGATGTACATTATTCATTAAGGTATACAACAGCAATACAAGGTACTTTTAGACTTTACATAGACGGTGTTGCAACTAATTATGCCAATGTAGCTGAAGCTTCAACTGAATTTCCTAATGGCGACTTTATATCAGTGCCCTTAAGCAAGGGGCAAGTTCTAAGCTTGAGAATGGATCAGAATAGAACTTTAAATTCAAGTGCTCCTCAATTACATAGAATTTCAATAGCAAAAAGATCTTCACCACAAACAATTCTAGAGACTGAGACTGTCGCTGCGAGGTATACTAGTAATAGTGGTCAGACAGTTAACTCATCTGTATCTATATTTGATTTTGAAGATTTAGAGGCAGATTCTCATAATGCTATGTCGGCTGGAACATATACAATACCTGTCTCTGGTTGGTACAATATATCTGCTCAAATAGGGGCATCTGTAAATCTATCTACAGCACAAGTAATGCAGATAAGATTACATGTAGATGGTTCTCTACATTCCTATAAATCCTTACACGGATCAGGGGCTGCTTCTACAGTTGAGCCTAGTATAAGTACAACTTTATATTTAAACAAAGATCAGACTGTAGCTATAAACGGGTTTTCCTCTGTTAGTACAACAGCATATACAGATGGGACTAGAAATTTCTTCTCTATACATAGGATTAAATAATGATCCGGGTTATATTAACCCGTAAAGACGGAGCTATATTCTCAGGGTCATTTGATTCAAAACAAGAAGCTGAGGAATGGGTAAAAAACCATAAGGCTAAAGGTAAGGATTCTCAAATTATAACTACTCCTAACAAAATTGAAGGAGCTAAGTTATTAGAAGAAGTTGACGGTCCAATGGGAGTTAAACTTTTAAAACAAGAACTTCCTGCTGAGTATGAAGTTGAATATATTGATGAAGCTTTACATGATCGTGAAAATAAAATGGATAGGCTTCGTAAAGAACGTAACCATATACTTTGCAAAACTGATTGGTTATTTTTACCTGATGTTAAAGTAGAACAAGCTGATAGAAAAAAGTATATAGAGTACAGACAGTTACTTAGAGACCTTCCAAAAAGGCTAGGTGAGTATTCTGAGATTAAAATTGAAACTTTTTCAGAATGGCTTAGAAGAAAATACCCTGAAGAATTTATGGATGGTGGAAAAGCTAAAAGAATAATCAAAAAGTTTAATGCATACTTGGAGAATTAAATGGCGGAAAAGTTCAAAAAGCTAAAAGAAAAAGTGGGAAAAACTTCTGATGGAAGTGTACCTACTAATCAAGAGCTTTACAAAAGAATAAAAGCCGAAGCTAAACAAAAGTTCGATAGATATCCAAGTGCTTATGCAAGTTCTTGGATCGTAAAAGAGTATAAATCTCGAGGCGGGAAGTACTCGTGAGTTTAAAGAGATGGCATAAAGAAAAATGGACTTTGCCGGATGGATCTGAATGCGGATCTAATAAAGATACTAATAATCCCGGTAAATGTAGACCATCTAAAAGAGTAAGTGCTGATACTCCTAAAACTTGGGGAGAAATGAGCACTTCAGAAAAGAAAAGTGCTATTGCTGATAAAAACCAAGCTAATAGAGAAAATGAGCAATTCGGTAAAAAAAGATTTAGTAAACTAAAACAGAGAGTTAAAAATGGCTGAAAGATTTAGTAAATTAAAAAGTAAACTTAAATGTAATCAACCTGTTCGTGAAAAAAAAGGTGAAAAAACTCACAAAGTTAAAGCTTGTCAAGATGGTGAAGAAAAGCTAGTGAGATTCGGTCATTCAATGCCAGATGGAACTAGTAATCCAGACAGGCGTAAAAGTTACTGCGCAAGAAGTGGCGGTATTAAAGGTAAAAATAATAAGCTCAGTGCCAATTACTGGTCTCGTAAAGCTTGGAAATGCTAGGAGGAATATATGAAACAAATATTTAGTTGCCGAAGAAGTTCATTAGCTTTGTTAGGTATGATAATTCTTGGAGCTGCAATGTGGTCTGGACAAGACACTAGCCAAGCTATTGCTATGATTTGTGTTGGTGTAGCTGGTGCTAATGCTTTTGAGAAAAGAGGGAAAAATGAGTAACGTATTAGATACTATATTAATCAGAGATATGATAGGCGGTACTACTGCTGTAAATTCCGAGTTTACAACTGAATCTATCGACACTTCCTTCAAGGAAGGTCCATTCTCTATCCAGTTAGTTTATACTGGTGGAGTTAATGTAAACATGAATTTAGTACTTCAATTAAGTAACGATAATGTAAACTTTGCTGATATTGACGATTCAATTCAAACTATTACTGATTCAGATGGTTCTCATATTTGGGACGTATTAGTAACAGGTACTAACTATGTAAGAGTTAAAGTTGAAGTTACTACTGGTAGTATTAACTTAGATGAATGTAGATATAAAGCAAAAAGAAGACATTAAGGAGATATAAATGGCGAATACGTACAAATCGCTTAACTTAGATGCAACTGGTGCAACAGATGATAAAAGAGTTAAAGTATCTCTTGATGATACTTCTCCCGGCTTTCTTGAAGAGAAGGTCGTTGCTGGATCTACTAAAGTAACGGTAGGAACAGACAATCCCGGAGCAGATGAAGACTTAGCAATTGATGTTGATGAGACTCAGATTAACCATGATAATTTATTAAACTATGATATAGATCAGCATAGAGCGTTAGATGACGCAGCAACTACAACAACTTCTCTTTGGTCTTCACAAAAGATCCAAGATGAGTTAGATACAAAGATTAATGCTGCAACTCCAATGACTGACAACAAACTTGTTAAGTCTATTGGTACTTCTGGAGTTGATGTAGAAGCTACTGGAATTGACGTTGATGATTCAAATAACGTAACAGGTATTAACAACCTAACAATCGATGGTGATCTTACAGTAAATGGTACTACTACTTCTGTAAATTCCGATACACTAGACGTAACAGATGCTAATATTACAGTAAA